CTTTCTGAACGTAACCATTGAGCAACGGCTCGACAGCTATAGTCCTTTCGGTCTTGGCTGTCTTCGGTACGAAGCTTATGTTGTTATGCTGTACCACATGCATACGACGAGTAAAGACCTCAAAAGCCTTTACATAGTCGAGGCAAACGATACCATTCTCGTTACTTTCGAGCAGTTGCTCTAAGTAATGATAATTGGACATCAGCCCGCCAAATGCATGATGGATGGCTCCCGGGCTCACGGACCACGCCTCGCTGTTAAGTTTCGCGAGTATGTGGGTAGCATTTCCGTGGACACCGATTGACGCGCCTGCACCAAAGTCTGCTTTAGAGAAGACAGCACGATAACTAGGCCGGTGACCAATTACGGTCCTGATCCAGTTACGAGCCTCTCTCGCATGTTCTTTCAATACGTCCCTTTCGGGATAATATTGTAGGAACTGAAACTTTGCGTTGACTCTCTTGACCCGCTTTTCAGCGGACCAAAATGTCTTAACCGCATTGTCGCGAGGCCCCAGGTCAAGTTTATCACTTGGCCAGGGGTACTTCTTTATTAACAGACAGAACTGATTCGCAACGAAATGCGACGTTGCATCCTCATACTCCTGTGAGGATAAGGAATCAGCCGCCTTATACAACTCCAAGAAGTCCCTACGCCGCAAAGCGGCTGATAGAGGCTTCAAGAAGTCGTGGCGGTGGTGTCTCAGCAAACTAGCGAGGGTCTCGAGGTAAACCTCGAAACTCTTACTAGCGAGGTTCCCCTGCAGGAGGAGTAACGCTCTCATTCTTCGGTTCATATCGATCCTGAAGTTTGTAACGTGGCTCGAGTAGATCGAGGCCGCGGAGTGTGACAACAATCCCGCTGAAAACGGTGATTGCTGCAAGACCTGCCGCGAGCAGCTCTTTCATCAGAAGCCATGGACCCCTTACGGGGACCACGTCACTGGTTAATGAGCTGCTGCTTGAGCAGGTTCTTGAACTGGGTGGTGGCAATCCACGCCCCCATGTCCGCACACAGAGCGTCCACATCCGTGGCAGAGAAACCAACGGGAATCTGGCACTGGATGTCGACAATTGCGTCGGCAACCGGAGTCAGTGCACCCGTCAGAGACAAGGTGCGCGTCAGTTTGGCCATGGCACGACCCACTCCGGAAAACTTCTCCGAAGGCTTCGGCTGCGTACGCGCCAGAACAACCCTGTCCTTAGTGGTCAGGGTATTGCTCGGGCCAACGTATGCAACACTGTCCTTCTGGTAGGAGTCAGCGTTGTAGGTCTTGGTGTTGATGGATAGAGACAAGGTTATTTCAACCTGTAAGAAGACGCAGTATAAACTGCAAAAGCAGGGCTAGGCCCTGGACGAGCAGGTCATCTAAGTACACGGGTTCCCCCAAATACTCTGTTGACCTGTTGTGACAAGAGACTTAGAGAGTCTATACACCTTTGCACTTTGTCAAATCGGAAATCCGACTTGATTACGAGCCCAGGTGCCTCTAAGCCTTGTCGCCACTTGAGGTGATAAGTTATCGCGACGGTCCCTGTGACCCCTCGCGTTAAGTTCCACGCGCTGCTAGTCGATACAGTGGACTTGGCCGTATACGTATTCGTAACGACTTTGTCCATGACTAAACAGCTCCCAAGTGATTTCCACCCTGGACCAGCGGGAACCAAAGCACCGAGGAGATCCCCGATGTTAAGGAACCAATCAGCAACAAAAGAGTAGCTTACAAGCTCCCAAGGGAGCGTAGTAAGCCCCTTAGACGTGAACCCTAGATCATCACTGATCGTAAGTTCAATTTGGTCTAAGGTCATGGCCCGCGCCGTAACATACTCATCGACTCTTAAGAGCCAATCAGTTCGTGTTACGTCGTCGAGGCCAAAGCCATTCTCGAATCGTGAAACATGTCGTTGCACGGTGTTACGAGAAGTGCGTCTCTCAAACTTGTTGCTTAAGCTAGTCTTCTTAAGGGCCGATATGACATTGCTCATGTCCTGCACCAACGGGCGAATCCCGTAACGATATGCAAGCCAAAGGTCCGCAAGTTCTCTCTCGAGAA